CTTTGAAAGGATTGGTTTTTGCACCGTCATTTTCTAAGACTGATATGACTGTATCTTTAACAAGATAAGCAGTTAAAGGTGTTAACACTTCAGTAGCATCTTTCTTAGAAGTTTTTACATATCCATTTCTTGTATCTGGTTTAAGATAGACTGTATCATCTTCTGTAAAATGCTTTGCTACTTGATGCTTTGCCATTCCATATCTAACCTTAGAATAGTTACCACTAGCAGACATAAACTTAGTGATATAGTCACTAACATCTTGATAAGTAACGAACTTTTTCCCATCTTGATTCTTAGTTACAGAATCAATTTTTTCAGAGCTAGCAAAATTAATTGCTAAATCATCTTGAGTGGATAAAGCTTGACTATAGTCAAAACCTATCTGTACTGCTACTTCTTTATCGTCGAACTGTACTACATTGCTTTCTAGTTTTGTTTTCATGTTTTCTCCATGAAGTAATAAGTCAACATTATTGTTTTTATAAAGGAAGATATCTCCCTAACTTGTAACCATTCTATCATCATTAAAGATATAATCTAATGATACACATATTCGAACCAAAATTACACCGTGACATATGTCACGCTATCAGAGAAACTAAATTTAAATGGGACTTCAACGTTGACGTCGGCGGCAGGAGAACTGGTATCATTTCTTTTAGCCCAAAAAAAAGCAGAGCCTAGATTTCTCTAAGCCCTGCTTCGTAGACTACACTTCTTTCTTTTTACCTAGTTTAACTAGTTCATCTAAGTGTTGACACTCTACATCAAAAGGCTCATAACCTTTATCTAACTTAGCTAATGATGCCCACACTTTTACTCTCTCTGCATATGCTTTGTCTGCTGCCTCTTGATTACAATCTTTTATATAACCAATAATAGCCCACATTAAAACATTATCTCTATAGTTTAACTTATCTCTTAAACTTCTACATTCTTCTAACATAATATCTCTCCGAATGCCCCCTTTCGGGGGCGGTTAGTTTACTTAAACATTTCTTTCTATAAAATCACCTTTGATTCTATACTTCAAAAATGTATATCTCTTGTGCCACTCTTGTAGTTCATCATATGTAAAATTAACTCTAAACATTAACATATGTCTTTCTAACTGCTCGACTGGTGTGAACTTCTTGATAGTACAAAACATTTCTAATTGTTTCATTTGAAATACTCCCCTATAAAATATAGTAATATTAAAATACAAATTAAAAACATACCAATAACATAAACTTCTAATGCATCTATTAACATAATATATCTCCAGTAAATTCGGGGCATCCTTGCCCCATGTTAAGTTACTTAACTTCTCTATAGAAGTTCTCGACTTTAAGTATCATAGCCATTGCCTTTCTATCAGCAAAATCTTTAGCCATGTCCATTAAGTACAACATGTCGTACTTAGATTTAGCAGGTTCGTCAATAAGCTTTAGCACTGCTTTATCTTCTTGCTTAAGTTTCTTTAAACTTATAAAGATAATTCGTGCTAGAGTATCAACACCACTTTTATTATCAAATACATTCATAGTATTTATCTCTCTAATAATTCTCAATATGCATTATTGCTTTGAGATTAAAACCATTCTATCATCATTAGAGATATAATCTAATGATACACATATTTGAACATTGATATACTGATTTTCCAGCATTTAAAACCCCACCTACCCCCCATGCACCAAATCTATTGCAACAGATGCTGCCGCCTATATATCTCAAATATATATAAATAATCAGTAGATTTTCAAAGTCCAGCTCGTAACTTTACTAATATAGGAAGTACCCCCCTTGTAAATAGAAAGGCTAACTAAAAAAATTTTTCACAAAAAAATCCCTAACACTAGGCTAGGGAAAAAAGTAATGACGTTTACTCGAGGATGAGTTTTATTAGGAGTCATTACATAGGGGTTTATTCATTTTCATCTTCCACAATAACTAAATGAGGTTTAGACTCAGGTTTGTCTACAACATCTCCTGCTAATATTTGTTTTATCATTCTTAAGTTTTTTAGTATGTCGTTAGGGTGTACTTCAATGTGAGTGACGTTACCTACATCAGTATGAATAACTTGTGCCTCTGAGTTAGACAATAGTTCTTTGTGATATAAACTATAGTATGCATTCTCAAATTTCTTTTTAACGTCTCTCGAAAGACCTAAATAATAGTATATAAATTGGTCTTGTTCTTCTTGAGTCTCTACATCAAATAAATCTAAATGTAGAACTCCTTCTTTGGTTATATCCATTTTCATAATAAATCCTCATAGTATTTTGTTGTCAACACTTATATTATATATTATACTACCAATAAGTAAAGTAAGCTGCAAATAATATACATAGGTGTAAACAGCGACACATGGATAATCAAACAGTAGTAGTTCCACACATAGAAGATAATGTCCCACTACCAAAAAATGCTAAAGAAGCATTACCAAATTTGTCTACCCAAGAAGAACTTGAAGCTCGCACTAACACTATAAAAATGCTTGCAGATATACAAGATGAAAATATAGAACCATCACAAGAAAACATGGAGCAAGCTGAGGTTATTGCTCAAGAAATGATGGCTAATCCTGAACTTAAACCTGACTTTGGAAGTTACCCAAATGAGACTATAGCATTTCTTGCAGGTATGGTAGCTCAAACTAGTCACATGGTAGCTAAAGACCTAGCAGATATAAAACTAACAGTATTAAATGGGTTACTTCAAGAAGCATACTCTGCTAAATCATCAAGAGAACGCATTTCAGCACTTAAAGCAGTGGGTGAAATAGATGGAGTTGACGCATTCAAAAGAAAAACTGAGGTAACTCATATAACTAAGTCAGGTGATGAACTAGAAAAAGAACTATTAGCTACCATTAATGAACTAAAAGGCAAAGTCATTCACACTAAAGAAGTGGTTGAAGTAGAAGACATTGAGGTAGATGATGATTAGCCCTAAAGATTTAGAACTATTAGAGCAAGCACTTCCTCAGATGAGTGAAACAGACAGAAGACGTAACTTAAAACTACTTCAAGATTATAAAGCAGAGCTTGTTAAAGAAGCTGGCGGTAAAACTTTTTTAGAATTTATTAAACATGTCTATCCAGACTACAAAGTAGGAGCACATCATGCAAAACTTGCTAAATTATTTGAAGAAATTGCTGAAGGAAAGCGTAAACGGGTTATCGTTAATATCGCACCTCGTCATGGGAAAAGTGAGCTTATATCTTATCTCGCTCCTGCGTGGTTTTTGGGAAGACACCCTGCAAAAAAGGTCATCATGGCTTCGCACACTGCAGATTTGGCTGTCAACTTTGGTCGTAGGGTTCGAAATTTGGTTGGTTCAGACTCGTACAAAGATATATTCCCGAATGTCTCGCTCCAGGCAGACTCTAAGTCAGCGTCCCGTTGGGGTACGAACTTTAATGGCGAGTATTTCGCTATTGGTGTCGGCGGTGCTTTGGCTGGTCGTGGTGCCGACCTATTCATTATTGACGACCCTCACTCGGAGCAAGACGCTAAGTTAGGAAAGTCTGATGTTTTTCTCCCAGCATGGGAATGGTTTCAATCTGGACCCCTACAACGTCTAATGCCAGGTGGTGCTATCATTGTAGTGATGACTCGGTGGTCTAAATTAGACTTGACAGGGCAAATTGTCAACCAAATGATTAAGAATGATGAAGTAGACAACTGGGAAGTAGTAGAGTTTCCAGCAATATTAGAAAAAGAAGGGGAAGAAGTAGCTTTATGGCCTGAGTTCTGGCCTGTAGAAGAATTACAGTCTAGACGTGCAGCATTAGACATAAGATATTGGAATGCTCAGTACATGCAAAACCCAGTATCAGAAGAAGGAGCCTTAATCAAGAGAGAATGGTGGAATATATGGGAGAAAGAAGACCCACCTAGCTGTGAATTTATTATAATGACACTCGATGCTGCTCAAGAATCTCATAACCGTGCAGATTACAACGCCTTGACTACATGGGGTGTGTTTATGAATGAAGAAACAAGCAATTATAATATAATATTACTAGATGCGATTAAAAGAAGACTAGAGTTTCCAGAACTCAAAGAATTATGTATAGAAGAGTACAAAGCATGGGAACCTGATGCGTTTGTAGTGGAGAAGAAGTCAAATGGAGCTGCTCTTTACCAAGAGTTTAGACGTATGGGCATTCCTGTAGGAGAGTTTACTCCTGGTAAAGGACAGGATAAAATAAGTAGGGTAAATGCGGTATCTGACTTATTTAATTCAGGCATTGTGTGGGCACCAGACAGAAGATGGGCACACGAAGTAGTTGAAGAGTGTAATGACTTTCCTGCAGGTGCAAATGACGACTTAGTGGATGCGACAACCCTCGCACTAATGCGGTTCAGACAAGGTGGATTTATTAGGTTGCCAAGTGACGAAGAAGATGATATACAAAGTTTTAAAAGGTATAATCAGAA